ATTCTGCTATTAACATTAGATCAGATGCTGACGGTGACTTAGATATTAATGCAGATGATGAGATAGAACTTAACTCAACCTTAATAGATGTTAATGGTAATTTAGACGTTAGTGGAACTATAGTAGGGGCTAGTACTTTATCAGCAACAACGGGTACATTTAGTGGTATTTTAAAAACAGATGATGCTACAGATGCAACTTCTACAACTGATGGTTCATTACAAACTGATGGCGGGTTGTCTGTAGCAAAAGATGCAATTATAGGTAATGATTTAAAATTATTATCTGACTCCGCAGTTCTTGTTTTTGGCGCAGGTTCTGATGCTACTCTTACGCACACAAATGATGTTGGTCTTACGTTAAACAGTACAAACAAACTTATGTTTAATGATGCTAGTCAATTTATTCAAGGAGCTAGTGCAACAGTTCTTGATATTGCAGCAACTGATGAGATTGAGCTTACTGCTACGTTAATTGATGTGGTTGGAAACTTTACAAACTCAGGCACTTTAGTATCTACAGGCAAGATTACAGCAGACGCAGGAATAGACATTGATAACTTTAACATTGATGGCACTACGATTGCTCTGAGTTCTGGTAATATGACCATTGATTCTGCTGCAGGAGATATTATTCTTGAAGGTCATTCCAATGGAACTGTTCAACTTCACAAACAAGGTACTCAGTATGGAACAATCTACAATGGCAGTGATGACTTAACTATCCAATCAGTAATTTCAGATAAAGATATTGTTTTTAGGGGTAATGATGGTGGGTCTGATACTGAGGTGTTAAGACTAGATATGTCTGACGGTGGGGCTGCTACGTTTAACAATACTATTAAGCTTGGTAATACTACTCTTACAGGTGCTTCTTTATCAGAAAACGGAAACTTTACGTTTGATATGGGTGGAAATATTATTCTTGATGCTGATGGTGGAGAAATACTTTTAAAAGATGGTGGAACAGAATTTGGTAATATTTTTAAAAGCGGAAACGATTTAAGACTTTTTTCTTCTATATCAGATGGTGATATGGTGTTTAGAGGCAACGATGGTGGCTCAAATATATCAGCCCTTACCCTAGATATGTCAGCAGCAGGTGCAGCTACTTTTAACAACAACGTAACAGCCTTCTCTGACAGACGATTGAAGTCTGACATTCAAACTATTGAGAATGGGCTTGAGAAGGTAGAGCAACTCAGGGGTGTGACCTATACTAGAGATGACAACGTAGACGGTGGACAACAGCTTGGTGTCATAGCTCAAGAAGTAGAAGAAGTGTTTCCACAGGTTGTGCTTACAGCGAATGACGAAAGAGGCACTAAGTCAGTAGACTATGGTAGATTAACAGGTGCATTGATTGAGGCTGTCAAGGAACTGTCAGCTAAAGTTAAAGAGTTAGAAGGAAGATTAGATGGCTCTACAAAGTAGTGGTGCAATATCACTAGACGATATACACGATGAAGCAGGTGGTACTTCAGGAAGTACTTGCACCATTAATGATTCTGATATTCGTGATCTTATAGATAAAAGTGATGGAGCATCTATGGCTTTTAATGAATGGTATGGTGCAAGTGCCTTTACCCCTGTTGACTACTCTATTATTGCATTTGGAAGTTGGCCAGGCAATCTTGGAAGTATAGATTGGTGTGATATATTGACAATAGGTGGAAATGCCGATTCAACTACTTTTGGTAATTTAACTGCTAGAAGTATTTTGTTTTCAGGCTCTTGTGCTTCTACGACCAGAAGTATTTTTATGTTGGGGAATGATTAAATGGGATATAAGAATATAATATGTTACTTTAACCCCGCCTCTGCAGGCAACGCTACTGATTTTGGAGATCAATCAGCAATATCTGCTAATGGGTGTGTTGGTTCAGTAAACAGTGCTACTAGAGGTGTTTATCACTTAGGCACTAATAATGCAGGTACTCAAACAAATATAATAGAATACATTACTATGGGAACTACGGGCAACGCTACTGATTTTGGCGACTTAACAGGTATTCATCCTATTGGTGCTGCTCTGTCCAACACAACGGTAGGTTTTTTTTGTGGGGGTGGTAACCCTGATATTGATAAAATCACGATAGCTTCTACAGGTAACGCTACTGATTTTGGCAACTGTCTTAACGATAATGGTACGAATAGTTATAGCCAGGGTTTATCTGGTGTATCCAGTAGTACAAGAGGTGTTATACAAAGTGGGGGGGCAGGTTCAGGTTATACAAATGGCTATGATTATTTTACTTTAAGCAGTGGAGGAAATACTTCTAATTTTGGAGATCCAACAGTGAGGGGAACTTTTTCTGATAACGCTTATAGCTATTGCGCCGCTAACCAAACAATAGGTCTTTGGTATGGTGGATTTCACGCAAATCCTAACAAACAAATACAAAAAATTACAATCGCTTCCACAGGAAACGGAACAGAATATGCTCAATTAGGAAGAAGATACGGCGAAATTGATGTTGATAGCAGCACTTCCTTAAACCCAATAAATGCATATGGTGCTTCATCATGTAATGGGTCTGCAGCGGCTAGGGGCTAGATCATGGCTTATAAAGTAGTAAAATATAGACTAGAAGCAGATGGAACAATACCTACTTGGTTAAAGTTTGGTGTATCTCAAAGTACAACTGGTATGTATCCTGTAGCTGATCCTGATACAGCAAGTCCTCAAGATTGGATTATGATAGGTATAACTGACGATGGCGCAGACATATCAGGTGCTATTGTTGAGATAGAAAGTAAAGATGACTTAATTACATACCTTACAAGTGTAAGTGTAGTAGATGGCACACAAACTTGGAAGGCAGACGAACTTGATAGTGATGGCAATGAAAAAGAATTTGTACCTGCTACTGCGGCGACTCAAATTTGGAACGATTTAAATAGATTAAATGGGTAAAAATATGAAAAATGAATTAGTAGTAAAAAATATTGGAACGACTTTAGTAAATATAAAACCTGAATATAAGACTATGTTATCAAATATAGAAGAAACAATGCCTGATATTCGTCAGTCAACAAGTAATTTTTATAAATCGCATTCTCAGTTTATGTGCGTTACTTTAGATGTAACCGCTATAACTCCTATACGAAGTATTAAACATACATTAGCTGAAATAGAAAAAACAAAGACAGCTTTACAGTCTAATCACATTGGGCTTTTAAAAGCTCGAAATAAAATAAAAAAGAAAAAACATGAGATAAAAGAATGTGTAGATGAATTTGAAAAAGAATTATTTGAAATACAATTATTTGAACTAAAAACAGAAATGGTTGAAACACAAAATTATATGGAAGGAGCAATTAGAAAACTTAATATGTTTGTTAATCAGTATAAAAATCTTTTAAAAAAATTAGGTATAACAGAAGTTACTGAGGAAATGTACGAACGAGAAGAAAATCGTTACCATATTATGACAGTTTTCAAACAAGCTTTACATTCAGCAAGAACTAGGAGCGGTTTAATTGATGAGGGAAATCATATATATTTATTTGATTTAGGTATTAATGGTGCAGATGCTCAAGTAGACATTTTTGATTACCTCAAAAAAGAAAATGAAATGATTAATAAAGGTGAAATGCCTACACACGAAATGACTATGCAATGGTTAGAAGCCCGTGCAGATAAGTTTGAAAAGTGTTCACAAACATTTGCAGAGCGTAGAGGATTTAAAATTTTAGATAAACAGTCATTGACAAATACACCTAGGTTACAGGCAGCAGAATGAAAATTATTGAAATAAAAGCAGAACTAGATACTTATAAGGCTGTGTCTGAAGAAAGATGGCTAGAAATAATTAGTCGTGTTAAGAGGTTAGAGATGGTATTAATCGGAAGTGCAGGTACGACAATAGTGTTACTATTAAGTTTGGTTGTTAAAGGCTAACAAAATGGACCCGTTAAGTATTGCCNTAGTTTCATTTACTGCCCTTAAAAAGGGTATAGCCTTGGGCAAGGACATTTCTGCTATGGGCAAAGACCTCAATAAGGTTTTTGATTTTATTGATGGCACAAAGGCAGCTCAGAAGTCTGGAAATAAAAACGATCCATTATCTGAATTAACGGCATATTATAAAGCTCTGGATATGGAAAAAGAGCTTGAAAAAATTATCTGGGAATCTAGAGGTAGCTCTGGAGTTGCAAACTTTAAACGTATGAGGGTGCAGTCAGCGGAACGAGATAGACAGTCCAAGTACGCTTCTATTGCTCGTAAAAACAGAATATTAAATGTTTTATCAATACTCTTAGGGCTGAGTATAACAATAGGTGGAGGGGGTTTGTTAATCTGGGCAGCAATTGAGTTTAAGCCCTAGTCAGTTGATTTTTTATACTATTGCGTTACTATTGCTCGCGTACTTAGATTCAATAACACCTCCACCTCCAACATGGATGATAGTAAAATGACACCAGAATATTTAGACAGATGGAGAATTATACCTAGACTTATTATGTTAGCTCTTATCATTATGACATTTAGAGTTATTGAATGGTTTATATCTTTACCTGACCCCTCACTTGAGCAAGCCGCATTACCCTCTGTTATGACAGGTGCATTAACTGGTGCGTTTGCTGTATTTTTAGGAAGTGGAAAGAAAGAATGAGTTTAATAACTTCGTTAATAGGTCCAGTAACTGGTATCCTAGATAAAGTAATAGAGGACAAGGATCAGAAAGCTAAGTTGGCTTTTGAACTAAGCACGA